AATTCTGTTAATACCTTCTGCACTTACAGTAGGCCAAGCATAGTAATCTGAAGTGTTATTGAATCTATCATCGCCATAGTTTAGCTCTGCCAAACCATCAACCATCTCTTCATCACCTACAACTAGGTCATTAGAAGATGTGCTGACTCTGTCGATTAGAGTTAGTTGAAATTTACCATTGTCTACCTTTCTGATAAACTGTAGTAATGTTTGTCCTGATTTTAGAGTGTCAAGACTACCACTGTTCAATTGATTTGCCATGTTTAATTGGTTTTAAATTGGTTATTAATGTGATAATTTGAGGCATTATCTTGGCCTTTTGTAGTTAAAAGACTCTTATCATACACCTATCATCTATCAAAGTAGTAAATAGTATGCAGAGTTTGTGAGTCTTTTTAGAAGTTAACTAAGGATAGGCAAACAGTTATTATGAAAAACACACACGCATCACTCGAATTAATTTACGTGTAAATTTAATTTTAAAAAAACCTATCCTTAGTTATTAAGTGTTATATTGTATTATGTTAGCAATTAGATTAGTTGTTGATTTACGCTGAAATCGTGTGTATACAACCTGCTACGCAAACTTACGCATAAAATAGCGAGTGTTTTTGATTGTGGTCGTATGTATGTGTTATTGATAGTGTAAAAAAAGGGACAAAGTCCCTTAATATTAAGCAAAGTTAACACTGCTTGCAACAACATAGCTGTTTGCAGTAGCAACTTGGCCACCATCTGCAAAGCAAAGAATATTAAATTTCATAATGTCTTTACAATCTTGCGAGCCTTTACCAATAGGCAATGTTGCAATCTGCTCATTCTCTCTGTTAAGAAAAGAGAGCCAATTGCCGTTAGGTCCGTTAGTAATTAGATTACAGCTAGATGCTGTAACAGACTGAGCATAATCTGAGATGCTTATAATTTTATTAATTTCCATAGCGTAAATATGTATTAACAGCAACAAACCCAATGCGGGGTGTTTTAACTGCATAGCATAGCGGGGGTCATTGAGTGTGTTGGTTAGTACGCTCACAAAACCTGTTGAAAAAAAATTTTTTATATTTTAAAATTTAACATTCCGTTAACATTACTAGAGAAGAGTATGTTTATTTTTACAGTATGAAAAAACAAGACTTATCACCAATAGTATACATACTAATAATGATTTTTGCATTTTTAGTTGGAATGTAATTAATTTTTATTAATTTTGCACTGCAACATTATTCATCCCCCGGTAACCATAAAAGGGATTAGACATCGGATTGTAGTCTCAAATAGAGATAGAGTTTTCTCCGGTAGTTGCAAAAGAGTTAAGGTATAAGCTCTAGTTAGGATACAATGCACACAGGTAAGTGCGGTGAATTAACACCAGTTTTAGTATCCTTGGGTCCCGTAAAACGGAGCACTGCTAGAGTGAAATCACAACTTGAAAGAGAATTCCCAAGGGGGAGAGCTATATTTTCTCCGCAGATATTTGGAAATGTAAAAAAATTGTGTATATATTTGCATAAAAAGTATATAGACATGAATTTTAAACCAAGTGGAAGCTGGATAGTCCTTCCGGACCCAGTAATTACAGAAACAGAATCAGGAATAATATTAGATGAAGCTACGGCTATGGAGAACTCTAAACGATCAAACGTTTTGGAGGCGCTAGCTGTTGGGCCTCATTGTAACTTTGTAGAAAAAGGTGACATTGTAATGGTAGATCCTAGATCAGAAGCTGCAAGAACAGAAATAGATGGTAAATTATACCTAATTATTTCAGAACATCAAATATTAGGTAAGTGGTAACAGGACAAGTTACTCTAAGTTTAGAAGATTACCACACTTTACTAGAGGCATCTAAAAAGGCTGCAGAATTAAGACAAAACACTGAACTGTTATTAAAAGAGTTACAAGTGTTTTTGTCGTTTATGGCTACACGTGCAGAAATAGAGCCATATATAGTAGAGTTTAACAAGCAATCTAAGACATCTGTTATAGAAATAAACGGAGGTATTGCAAAAATTAAAGAAAAATGAAAAGAAAGATAACAGTAACTATGGATACTACGTATAAATACGTACAATTATGGAATGGTATTTTTAATTTAACAGAAAAAGGTCTACAAATACTGTCTGCATTTATAGATGTACAAATAATTACAGAAGAAGACAATTTTTGTAGTGTAAAAAACAAAAAAGAAGTAGCAAGAATAGTAGGTATTAAGGATTACAACACTTTAAATAATTATATTAAAAGATTTAAAGATAAAGGTGTAGTATCTAAAAAAGATAATAATTATAAATTAAATAATTTACTAAATCCTAATACATCTGCTGTAGAAATAATAATAAATAAAGGATAATGAAGATATTTGAGCAGATAGTGCCATCATATTTTGAGATAGGTGATATGGAGATTATAATTTTACAAGATACTATGGGTAATTGTTTAACTATAAAAATTAATTATTATGAGTGATTCTGAAAAACCAGTGCCACCATCATTATTTAATATGATTAGCTCTTTTGCTAGAGATCTAAAAGAATATGTAAAACAAGGTGCACCAAATGTTACAACAGAAGATTATATAGAAAGATTAGAAGAATGCAATAGATGTGAGCATTTAATAAGAGAAAAAATGAGGTGCGGATTGTGTGGATGTTTATTAGAACACAAAGCAAAGTGGAAAACAACTAAATGTCCAGACTTAAGATGGAAAACACAAATATTAGATGGCGAAAGACAAGAAAGCGATAATACAAACGCTAGCAACTAAATATAATTTACCTTTAAAAAAGGTAGAAGAAATAGTAAACCATCAGTTTAAGTTTGTAGAAAAGATAATGAAGAAAGGAAAATTTGAGATGGTACGATTACCATATTTTGGTAAATTTTCTGTAAACCCTAAAAGGGTAGAACATATAAATAAATTAAAAGATGAGTCTGAGGGATGATTTAATACATATAATAGATAACAGAGCTACACCTAGTGCATATGCATTAACTGTAAATGAATTTAAAGATTTAACAGTAGAAGAGTTAGCTTTTGTATATTTTACAACAGATCATAAATCACCTTTTTCTGTATATGAGTGGGAGCAACGTGTAATTGAAGTAAAAAATAGTATATTTGGAAAAAAGAATAACTTTAAACCAAGCGCAAAAGTTTTAGCAGCTTGTGAAAAGTATGATAAATTAATTGAAACCTCAGCTGTTAGATTACTACGAGCAGCAAGAGAATCTGTTATAAAACTAGAAAAGTATTTTAGAGATATAGATTTAACTTTAGTAGATGACAACGGCAGACCTATTTTTCATGCAAAAGACTTAATTAGTAATTTAGAAAAAATGGGTAAAGTAGTAGATGGGCTTAGAAACTTAGAAGAGATAGTAAAGAAAGAAGAACAAGCCGCTAATACTAATAGAGGAGGGATTGAAGTAAATAAATATAGTATGTAATGGATTTTTTAGAAGATTTAGCACTTTATGAACGAGCAATGCAAAATGCTTACATGTTGATAACTAAGAAAAAAACTATTGATGACTTTTATTATGATTTAGAGAGTGATAGCATAGAGGATTTTCCTTTACCGTTTGATCCTTTAGAAACTGATGGTAGACACACAGATGTAATAGATGTTGTAATAGAATATTTTACAAGCACAGAAGAATATGAAAAATGTGCTGAGTTAGTTAAAATAAAAAATAAATGCTTAAAGAAACAGACAGAGTCAGACCAGCCGCCATTAACTTTATAAATAATGGTTACTACACATCTGCACTTCCAGGCACTCGAGAGTACTATGAGTTTTGGGATGAAGAACAAAACAGATGTATGTATGGTTATAAAGTAGGAGATTTAGAAATAACTGGATTTCATTACTTTTATCTAAACTATTGTCCTATTGATAGAGCTGTAGATGAGCTATTACCTGATGGCACAATGCAAGCAAAACGTGAGCGCACATTCCCTAGATTTTATGATGGAGATTATGAATATTTCCACGAGATAGATAAAGCAAGAGCAGCAAATAAACATATGATAGTTTTAAAAGCAAGACGTAAGGGATATTCTTACAAAGCTGGATCTATGCTTGCTAGAAATTACTTTTTTGTTAGAAATAGTAAAAACTTTGTATTTGCATCCTCTAAAGAATTTTTAATTGGTGACGGACTACTCTCAAAAGCTTGGGAGTTTTTATCTTTTATAGATGATCATACTGCATGGTCTCAACCAAGATTACGAGACAGAGAAATGCATAAAATATCTGGCTATAAGAAAAAAGTAAATGGAATGGAGATAGAAATGGGTATGAAGTCTCAGATTATAGGTGTATCTCTAAAAGATAATCCAGATAAAGTAAGGGGTAAAGCAGGTGAGCTAGTATTTTTTGAAGAAGCAGGATCTTTTCCTGGATTACTAAAAGCATGGGAGGTAACAATGCCA